ATGGCAAAAAGAGCATACAGTCCCAGGGAGATACTGAAGATGACTTACAAGCCGATACCCTGGGACGGAGAATGGGAGCGGTGCTTCGGGCAGCCGGATATGTATGACACCTGGTTTATCTCGGGACCATCGGCTGGTGGTAAGAGCAGCTTCGTGATGCAGCTCGCCAAGAAACTCTGCGAATACGGCGTGGTGCTCTACTGCTCTTATGAAGAGAAAGTGAGCATGAGCTTCAAGGAACGTATCGAGCGGTTTCACATGGAGGAAGAGCAAGGGAGGTTTAGAGTCTGCATCGACTCGGATCTGGAGAACCTGAAAAAAATGCTGAAGCAGCGCAAGGGCCCGAAGTTCATCATCGTGGACTCCTTCCAGTACTCTCACTGGGAATACGCACAGGTAGAAGCCTTGGTGAATGAGTTTCCCCGAAAGAGTTTTATCTTCATCTCGCAGGAAGCGAAGAGCCAGCCATTGGGCAAGCCTGCAGTCAGGCTGAAGTATATGGCGGGCGTGAAAGTAAGAGTCGTCGGCTACGAGGCAGTCTGCCAGGGTCGATTCATCGGAGAAGCCGGAGCCACCTTCAGAGTATGGGAGGACGGACTTCTGCAAACTGGAAACTATAGTGAATAATTATTACCCCCCAAAAAAATAGAAAAGATATGAAGAAGATTATGAATGCCGTACAGGCATGGTGGAAGAGAATCTCAGAAGAATCTCGCCGCCAGAAGCAGCTCAAACGTGAGCGAAATATCAAATGCGAGGCGCTTGTTCGCTTGCAGGTAAGAGAATTTAACGGCAAGATATACCTCTGTTTCGACAATGTGCCGTTACTAACGGAATTGGAACTATTTAGCGACATGAGTGATAGTATCAAGGTAGCTCGCAAGAATTACTTGGCGTATCGTCTTCAGAACGACGGAATAATCGCTGACGACATCAACAAGCAAGAACAGCGTTAAAACGGCTTTCAGATGATATACGTATTACAACTAAAAGGTAAGTATGGATGGCAGGATCAGTTAAGAACTACAGGCGTTTTTATGCCGCCTTCAAGAAAGTACCGCACTATGGAGATGAGGAAGAACAGAAAGAAGCCCTTATCTCAACGTACACGAAAGGTCGTACCTCACACCTTCGTGAGATGACAACGAGAGAATACACCGACATGTGCAAGGCTCTTGAGAACATGTGCGGTTATGGAGATCAGCGCAAGCGCCACCGCTCTATCTGTCTGCATCTGATGCAGGAGTTAGGAGTTGATACCGGAGACTGGCAGCGCATCAACGATTTCTGCTCTCATCCGAGAATATACGGCAAGGTGTTTGCCCAGTTGGATATTCCTGACCTTGAAGCTCTCGAGCGCAAACTGAGAGCCATCAAGCGCAAGGGAGGCTTGGTAAGCGAAGAACGAAGCGTGAAGAGCGAAGAGCGAAACATCAACAATCAATTCATATTAATAAGCAAAGGAAGCAATGGAAACAAAGAAAAACCCAATTGACCTGTCGCAGATGACGGCAGAAGAGAAGAAGGCTCTACTCGCCCAGCTCAACGCCGACGCCAACGAGAGCCGCCAGGCCAAGCGCGATGCCTACGAGGGCCTTCGTGCTGAGTTCATGCACCGTGTGGAAGAGTTCTTAGTGAACGTGACCGCCGACGTGAAAGGTTTTAAGCAATGGCTTGAGAAAGAGTCGGAAGGCTTCATCTCGGTGATGCGCGACTACGGTCAGCTGAAGAATGCCGACCAGCGCAACTACACGATCACCGACGGCGACTTCCGCCTGCAGGTGGCGAGCAACAGCGTGAAGGGCTTCGATGAGCGTGCCGACATGGCAGCCGAGCGCTTGGTGGCCTATCTGAAGAACTACATGCAGAAGAGCGAGAAGGGCCAGGAAGACCCGATGTACCAGTTGGCGATGACCCTCTTGGAGCGCAACCAGCGTGGCGACCTGGACTACAAGAGCATCTCCAAGTTGTACGAGCTTGAAGACCGCTTCGGCGACCAGGAGTACAAGGACATCATGACCCTCTTTAAGGAGTCGAACGTGGTACAGAAGACCGCCGTGAACTATTACTTCTTCCGTCGTCACAAGGAGACGGGCGTGTGGATGCGTATAGAGCCCAGCTTCTGCAGGCTGTAGAAAGGACTTTTAAAGGTAAAAAAGTAAAAAGGTAAAAAGGTAAAAGAGCCTTCTTGCTGAAGTTTAATCAGAAAAGCATACGATCATCGATGAGGAATCTGAAGCGCGGCCGTCGAGGCTTGAGTTACAAGAAGCGCGTAGCCGACATCAACAGCATATACGACAGATATGCGAAGCTCGGCATATCGAACCGCGAGATATGGCGCCGCTATATCTACCCGCACTATGCCATCTCGGAGCGCCAGCTGTACAATATCCTCAACGCCAGTGCCGACCCCCGCAACGAGATTCCAGTCGATGATGAGCTTTTCTTGCAGTTTGACGAACCTGACGAAAGTAAATAAGAGCGTATGGAAGAGATTGTCAATCGTATCGTAGCCTATGCCAAGCAACAGACCAAGGAGCTATCTCTGCAGGACCAAGCCTTGGTGTATCAGGAGTTGGAGGGCCGTATGTCGGACCTGAATCTGCAAGCCCTGCATGATGACTACTTGGCTGACGGGCTGTATTGCTGATAAAGGTAAAAAGCTTTTTAAAGGTAAAAAAGTAAAAAGGTAAAAAGGTAAAAAGAGCCTTCTTGCTGAAAACTGATAAAGATATGGCAGGAAATAATGATTTATCGGTAGTGATCAGACATATTCTGAGTGATATCCGAGTGGAGATCGGCGACGAGTTCGACAAGAACTTCGAGCGCCAGGGGTTCTTCACCAAGGCATGGGCAAGACGGAAAAGTCCGACAAGAGGCGACGGGCATATCCTCGTAGCCTCGGGCGACCTGAGGAAGAGCGTTCAGAGCCGGAGCGACGCCACCTCTATCACGTTCTACTCCTCCTCTCCCTATGCAGCCATACATAACGAGGGTGGAGAAATCAAGGTGACGGAGAAGATGAAGCGGTTCTTCTGGCACAAGTATTACGAGTCGGCAGGCTCCTTTGGTTATCGCAAGGACGGCAGCCTGCGCCAGACGAAGAAACAGCGGCAGCTGTCGACCAACGCCGAGTTCTGGCGGGCGATGGCGCTGATGAAGGTGGGTAAGACCATTAAGATTCCGAAACGCCAGTTCTTGGGCATGGCCCCGGAAGTGGAGAAAGAAGTGACAAAGATCATCGAGGATGAGCTTGAGGAGTATTTTAATCATTTAAAGTTTTAATGTTGAATTATGGACGGAAGACTAAGTTTATTTAGCGACGTGAAACGTGCCATCGAGGCTCAGGTGCCCGATGTGCAGCACGTGGACCTGTACAACGAGAATGTGGAGTATGTGGACGAGGAGAGCCCCTGGCAGCGCCCTGCAGTGTTTATCGAGATAGGCGACATAGGCTGGAAGATGATGACGGGCAAAGAGCCGATGCAGCGCGGCGAGGGCGAGATGCGGCTACACATTGTGACCGACTGGATGGAGGGCGGCTTTGAGGCGGCCTGTATCCTGATAGAGAAAGTGCTGAAGGCGCTTGTAGGCATAGATACCCCGTCCGTGACAGTGTACTATCCCGAGACGACGATGACCTGTCGCAGTCATGGCGAGTTGATGGAGAATATCGAGATCATGAAAGTGAGGTATCTTCGTAAGATCGGATAAAGGTAAACATACGCTGGTACGGCTACGAGAAGATAAGTTTCAAGAGTTAAGGAATATCTTATATCATATATTTACACTGTTTGTTAGTAATTTATTTTTAGATGTTATTAAACAATTCGTTCTTGTAAAGCCCGTGAGGGTGTCAGAATGTTTTAAGTTAGCAGTATGCCCTGCGGCTTTTTTTAACTATACTCTCATTTCGGGGTTGGCGAACCCCAGCAGGCTGTGAAGTCCCGCGAAGATGAATAGATCATTTTTTGGTTTCTTAGGTTTAAGTTTTGTATACATAGCCGCAGGCGGTCGGGGTTGGCGAACCCTGAAACGACAGAGGGGGCTGCATCGTGATGATGCAGCCCCCTTTTTGGCTCAAGTAAGAGTTATTCGCCGTCGCCACCGCCCTGCGGTGTATCTCCACCTCCGGGCTGTGTGCCCTGTGACGCGTCTGATGACGAGGAACCACCGCCCCCTTGCGCTGGGCTATCACCTCCCGAGGCAGGCGGTGTGTTGCCATTGTCGTCCTTCTGCGCCTTGGCTTTTCGCTTAGCTTCTTCCTGCTCGTTGCGGCTTGCCACGAAGTTGAAGGCAGCATCCTCCTTCAGGTTCTCGAAGAGCTTGCCAGGATTCCATACCACGTTCACCTTCTCCACACAGGTGGCAGGGTTGTAATCCTTGGCGAGTTCTGTGCCCTTGCCGTGCAGGGTGACATAGAATTCTCCGAGCTTACCTAACTCCACTTTCTTTCCGGCAAGGAGCATTTCGCGCAGACATTTCACGGCCTTGCCGAGAATAGCTTTCACGTCTTCTGCGTCGTATGTGCTGCCGTGGCTTGAGATATGCTCGCTGAACTCGGCGAGTGTCATCTTCTCGGTGTACTGAGCCACACCGTAGGCTTTCTTTGGGTCCTGCTTCTTGGCAGGGTTGCCCAACATTGCAATACTGTAATTGATCATTTACTTTTAAGATTAAAATGTGAATATAATAGTGATAGAACACCGTTAGAATATCGTTTTTGCATCCCTATAGGGACGAGGCTCCATCCCTAATAGGGACTGAGGCTCATCGGTAATAGGGATAGGACCCCAGCCTTAGTAGGGGCTGAAACGGCATAATATTGCCGCAGCTTTGACGTTTATATATATTGTATAACTTAAAATATTGATAGATTATGTGTTATTTTATTATCGAAGGTACATTGGCGCAAGAGAGAGTTCAGTTGCATAATATACGGCAAGATCTGGAGCGGCGACATCAAGCTTTAATACGCCATTTGACAACGTTAGACGCCACCATCCTTGGTATTTTAGCTGTTTTTCTTGATAAACAGCAAACGTCCCTTTTTCCTCTGTCTCCGACAGTTGTTGGTACGTCCTTACTGTTCTTGTCTTTAGTTTCGGGGATATATTATATCTGTATGATCCATCGACAAGCTGTGAAAGTATATAGGCATCTTTGCGCAGAAGTTGAAGGAGTGTCTCATTCTCACCTCTCAGCCGCAGACAGCCCATTCGGCTCAGAATTTGCTGCCTTATTTTGCCCAATAAGTTTGTGCTTGGGGCTTCTATCCTTTTTGGTAGGAGTATTCTTGTAGGTATTTGCTTTTCCTTGCTCATATTCTTTGGATTTGCTGCCAAGGAAATGGCAAAACAGTGCCGTTTCCATTCGATTTTTTTCTTTTTTTCTTCTTTTTTGCTCATATCCTTGCGAGTTTAAAAAGTTTATTGTATATTTGCAGCGGAAAGAGTAGGTTTTAGGGCGATCTCGGATTGTAGCTCCGAGTAGTTGCTTTAAAATTTACTCTTTTCTTATTCCTGTTTTTATTTTATCGCTATCAGAAATGCTATGGAGAACAAATTCACCAATTTCATATTCTCTAACGATAATCCAGGATAATTCTCCTAAGACGTTTGTTTCAAATAAATGTGACTGTTTTACGCCTGGTTTCTTCTTGAAGTTATCGATAAATCCTATGTATTTAGCCTCCCGGAATACTTTGGCGATATGTTTTAGGATACTATTCTTTGCGGCATACTCTTTATGAGGCTGATTTGTCCATTCCTTAATAGAACCACCAGTAATGAGTACTTCGTGATTAAAGTCAGGGTTGGATATTGTTGTGCCCTGTAACTTCTTAACCTCTGGTGATTTTTTAGTAGCTTTGGCACTATTATCTCTATTTCTGTCTTCGCTACACTTTCTGATCATTATGCAACCTTGACAAAGCTGATAGTCGGGCACAAACCCAAGCTTCAGTTTTCCTTTCGCTACATCGCAGTCATTACACCGCTTGATGGTGTAAGGGTTATAGTCGGGCATGGTTTTGCCCTGCTTACCACTGTTGAAACGGAAAATGTTGTATCGTTCGCCGTTCATGGCTTCCTCGCCCCTGCTCATGGCTTCAGCGTGCTCTGTAGCCGGATATTTCTGCTTGCGCACCTGTACCACGGTACAGCGGCAGTTGTGTGCAATGCCTACGGGCACGATATACGACTCATCTTTGTCGATAGAGAGGTTAAATACCTTGGTATTTCGATTCTTTTTTGTAACTTTGCCCTCAACCAACACATAACGATTATGGAAAAAGGTATTTCTCAAGAAATCAAAGAACGAGTGGAAGCCATCGAAGGAATGAATATCCTTGATGCCGCAAAATTCAGATACGTCACAGAACAGAGAAGCTTCAGATGGCTCGTTGCTTATTGGAAGGTGAACGGAAGAACCGTGCATCGCATTCTTAGCATACTGGGCATCCCTATCAGGCATGGAAGCGCAGCTGTCCGTATTCAATGGATTGGAGCGGAAGAAAGAAGAAACAATACGGCCAAACGTATTGCCCAGACAAACCATGAACTTGCAGCTAAAGGACTTCATGTACGCCAAGGTAAGACCAAGGAAAATAGCGCCCTCATTCGTGATATATCGAGCAAATTGAAGCGCACCTCTTCTCTTCTTCGACCATCTGTAAGAAAGAAGGCGATTAAAAATTCCCTTGCCACTCGCAAACTTCATCCAGAGCGGATGAGCGCACTGGGCTTGCCATTGAGTGAAAGCGAAGAAATCATGCGAAGCCACCTCCTTGCAATGGGCATCCCATTCGAGTCTCGTAAGCTTATTGGAGGCTACGTCGTAGATTTCTTCATTAAAGAGCTCGGGCTTGTGGTTGACTGCCAGGGACGCAACCGCTTTCCCCTTTCTTATACACGCCATCAGTGCATAGCGAAGGAGGGTATACGTATTGCCTACTGCGTGAACGAGCAGGTGAAGCGGAGAACGTTCGCCGACCTGGATAATTATATCTCCCTTGTGAAGGCTTCCCGCAGCGACCCATCCTCTCCTTGTGCAGAAGCGGTGATTTGGGGTGCATGTGGTTTTCGCCCCTTTGGTGATGACAGTTACAAGGTTGCCCTCAAACGGACGGGAAAGCGTGGCTGTTACCTCACGGAGCTCTCCACTTCCGCCGATCACTAAGTCTCCCTTCTTGATGCTGGCGATGTGTTTCCAGCCATTAGCGGTAAGTACGGGCGTATTAGGAAGGAAACAGTTCCATCCATTCGGCGGGTAATAGGTTTCCCAGAAAGAGTCGCTCATGGGGAGTGTTACCCCATCGAGGGCAGCGTGTTCCGGGCGCACCTTGTCATCCTTGGCCGTGCGGTACTGCAGGTTGTATCGGTCGCCATCCTCACTGAACTGTTCCCACTTGGCCGCCATGGTGGCAGAAGCCTGTACGAAGTTGTATTCGGCGTGCAGATAGTTGGCATTGTAGGTGTCGTTGATCTTCCGGACATCGTTCAGGAAACGTTCGAACGGCTTTTTATTGCCATTCTCATCGAGCATGGAAGGGAAAGCCTCGTTGAGCTCGTGGAACGTCTTGATGCCCGAGAAGATGTAGTTGGAGCGGGTAAGACGCTCGCGCATCTTATCGCTCATCTTGACTTGCTTAAAACTATTATCGAGCATCGTGGCGTGGGTGGTGATGAACTCCTGTACATCCTTATTGCCAAGGATGTCAACGGTAAAGGTGCTGCCTTCTTGGCGGAACATCGCCTTGAGTGCGTTCTTATACTTCTTTGTGAGGTCTTCGTTAGGCAAACACACTTTCTTTCCAGAGCCGTAGTCAAGTAGTTGCTTAGCAATAGGAGTTTTTATCTGTTTCATGTGGGAGAGTGCAAGGATTTCCTCAGGGAAAACCTTTCCACTTAGTATTGCAGAGTTCAGTTCCGCCTCAAACTCGGCACGGTTGGTAAGGGAATACTCGGACAGTTCCTTCTTAACAAATTTCCTGTCCACGTCACCCAAGCTCCATTCGTGTTCCACTGATCGATAATAATCGGGATCATTACAAAAGTCGATATAATGCCCCAATTCGTGTAAGATGGTGTTTCTTTGGGCATGCCATCCTCCACGGCTTGCATCATCAGCATCCTTTGCCCATGTTTTATAAGCACGCTTGTTTACTTTGATATTACCGGTGTCTCCTTCACATATAGCAGCGTGGAAACTTGCACGAGTTAGACCAAAAAAACGTTTTTTCCCTCCTAAATCCGCCTCACGCAATTCGGGTAGTTCTGTCACAATCCCACTTCTTAATACAATCCGTGCAGCCTCTTCGGCATCTTCTCTTGCATACTTGTTGCTGATAACGCTTGCCCACTTCCTTGCTGTTTCCTCAATATCCTCCTCTTTGCCCAAAGATATGAATGGCGGCACGTCCATGCCCTTCAGTATCTCCTTGTATCTCGAGTGTAGCCCCTCGTAAGCTTCGGGGCTTAGTCGAAAAAATTCTTCAGGTCCTTCGGGTTTTCTTTCTTGCCGTCCTGATTGTCTGCAGGTTCACTGCCGAAGAGTGAAGGCTGCTGGATGCGTTCACCCACGGGCATATTATATTTGTCGGCGAAGTACTTGCCGTCCACCTCGTATCGGTCGGAGATCATCTTCTCATACTCCATCTGCTGCTCCGGAGTGTAGCTTGGGCTATCATCCCATGCGAAGTGATAACCCTGCAGAGGAAAACCGTGGCTGATCATGCGAGGAATCAGCTGGTTGTTGATGGTGTTGGCGAGCAACTTGGCATCGCTCTCCACTAAGTTTTCAAACACCTTCAGGTGGGTCTGGCTCTGCGAGAGGCTGCTACCGTCCTCGATAGTCATGGTCTGGCCTATGATAAGTTTGGAGATTTCAGAGTTGGCACGATCCACACGCTTGTCGTAAACGTTGAATGCGTCGCTCTTGGCGCTTTCTACGATTTGGATTTCTGTGCCCGTAGGCAGTACGGCATAGCCAGCCTGACCCATGCGCGCCATCATGTCGTCGATGCGGTCTACCTCCTTCTGATCCCTGGAACTGGTGGTGGCAACGCGCAGCGGCATACCGAAGATTTCACTGAAGACGTCCCATGCCGCCAGTACGTTCTTCTTAGGTATGCAGTGGAGCGAAGCTTTGAGGTAGAGGCCGAGGTCGTCGGGTCTGCCCACCTCGATGAGGTTGCCGAACCATTCCGGCTCGTGGTAGTCGATGCCAGTGGTCCAGTCCTGTCCGAGGTCGGTGATGACACGGTGGTGCTCGGGTATGACGTACTTGCGATCCACCAACGACACACTGTTATAAGCGAGGCATCCGTCTCCATCGGTACCGAGGTCTCCGAGTTCGATGAGCGAGTGCCCCCAGTAGGGAGTAGTAAGCACGAGGCGGCAGAACTCCACGAACCATTCCTGCTCGAGGAAGTGGTTGAGGTCGTCGTTGGGTGTGCCGTTCTTGTCCTCCAACTTGAAAGAGCGAGACATGACGAAGCCCTTTCGCTGGTCGATACAGCCAGAGAGGTGGGCATCTATCTCAGTATCGCGATAGATGTCGTAGAGCGCCTGACGGTTGGGGCTTTCCACGCTGATGGCGAGCTGCCACGCACGTCGCCACTTCTGTATGTCGCCCTTGGTGAGTGCTTCGGTGGTACGCTGCAGTTTGGCGATGATGCTCTCCACCTGTCGGCGGTTGTTCTTGCCTACCAGTTCGATGTTACCATATTTAGTTCTCCAGAGCTGCGGTCGGCCGAGGAATGCTCTCCAGGCATCCTCTATGCGGTCTTTGGCTCTATTTATATTCAATCTTGCCATTTTCGTTTAATGTTTAATTTAAAAGTAAAAAGGTAAAAAGAGCCTTCCTACCGATTATTATTCCGACTAATACTTTACCAGCTGTGGCGGTCGGGCCCGTTGCCGTATGCCAGGACACCTCCCTGCGAGATGTCGTTGCCCGACTCGTCAGTGGCGACGGGCAGGTCGGGTACTATCTTGCCCGCCTGTACGCCCTCGAGCCACTTGACGGCCCTCTCGTAACGCTCCTTGCGGGTCTCGTAGCCCATACGGTTGGGGAGCGATGCAGACATGTTGTAGAGCGCGATGTCGGCGGTGTACATGACGAGCTGGCGGTTGCGCTCGTCGCCTTGTGTAGCAAAGATGCGGTCGGTGTCGTACTTAGGTCGCAGATAGCCTGCCACTTCCTCCTGTGCCTCCGCAATGGCGTTGCTGATGTTATCCGGGTCGGCACCCGTGATGGCCTTGAGCGAAGCTTCGCTGCTCACGACCTTGAAGTCTTCCTGTGTGATGAAACTCATAATTTAATGAGAAATTAGAAATGTTTTTGTTACCATGAATTCTTTGGGCGCATTCTCTTGACTATTCTCGGAACGAAGGCAGCCACTCTGCCCTGCTTCTGGAGGATATAGATGGCGCCCTCGTCGGCATCGGGCGCATCGTCGTGCGCACGGCTGCCGTGTTCGAGCGAGAGTGTCTGGTCGATGCCCACCTGCATATCCTCGGAGTCTCGGAGCACCTCGTTGTAGAACACCACGCCACGCTCCCAGAGTGGAGCTATGGACTCGATGCGCTGCAGCTTGTCGGGCTTTTTGCGGTTGTCGGCCGTGATGGGCAGCTGGTAGCCGCGCAGGTCGCCCTCGGCGGCAAACTCATCGAGGGCGGTATCCTGCATCAGGTTTGCCTCCATGTAGAACTGGATGCTGGCCCCCTCTTCCAGGCTTCGCTCGTAGAGGTTGTAGAGCCATCTCACCATAGCGCCTGTGGTGTCCTGACGCACGAAGCAGTCGATGAGGTGCAGTTCCTTGCCGATGCTTCCCCAGAGTCGGCACGCCTTGTAGTCGTTCTCGGTGGTGGACTTCCACGACGGGTCGGTATAGCATACCAGGGCATCATACTTCGAGAGCTTCGGCATACGCTTATACTTGATCCATTCGTGGCGGAAGATGGTACCGTCCTTGATAGGGTTGTGCATCATCTCCTTGTTCCAGTCGCGGTAGCCCACGAATTCACGGTAGGCATCCACCTCCTCGCGTGTCCATTTCTCCTGCCATGTAGGGTCTCCGTTCTTGTCCACGGCATACACCTTGGAGAGGAACACGCCCTTGGTGTGGGCGATGTTGAAGAGCACGGAGTTCTTGGAAATGAGGTTGCCCACCATGATGAAGCGGCCACGGCCCACGTCCAAGGAACCGAAGAGGGCCGACTTGACCCATGATGTGAGTTCACGGACGCGCTTCTCGTTCTTGCAGAGTTCGTCATCATCGAGGTCGTCGATGACGATATAGTCGGGACGTGCCTCACGGTCGCGCAGACCACGGGGACTCTGACCGCGGCCACAGGCAAGGAACTTGACGCCGCACTGTGCCTTGAACTCACCATCGGTCCAGTCGCCGCCGTTAGGCTTCTGTTCTCCGAAATCCGCCTTGAGTCGGTCGTTGTATTCCAGTTCTGCCTGGATATCGCCCAAGAGTCGGCAGGCAGCGTCCTCGCTCTTGCCCACGATGACCATGAAGTTGATGAGCCTGAGGGGCTGGAACATGAGCCACAGGGGCAGGAAAACGTCCAAATGGGTACTCTTGGCGTGACCACGAGGCCACATGAACACCGCCTTCAGGTTGGGCGTAGACTTCACCTTGCGTGCCGCCTGGTTGTGGAACGGCGCATTGTGGATGGTGCGCAGCACCTTGCCGGTGGTCTTATCCTTGAGCTGCAGGAAGTGAGGAAAATAATATTCGCAGAAGGCAGCATAGTCCCTCTGCAGGGAAGCAATACGTTTCTTCCGCTCCGTCTTGCTTTCGGGAGCCATGAGCGAGGTGTCGGTAAGCGCTGCTATCTGCTTGCAGTGTTCCCGCCATGCCTCGATGGCCTGTTTCTTCTCTGATAGTGTAGCCATCCTTCTTTGCTTCTAATTATTATTATACCTTAGAGTTCACAACTGAAACCATTGTTCATCTTGTCGGAGATGAAGAGATCCTGGTAATAGTTGAATGTCTTGAGAAGTTCGGGTGTGATGTTTGGGTCGGTCTGTGCGCGGAACTGCATCCACTTCGAGAAGGCCATGAACACCTCGATAGCATCCACCACGTTGGCTTTCTTGTCGAGTTTCTGAATAACGGACGAGAGCTTGGCCAATCGGTCGCCCAGTCCGGATATCTTGTCCGGGTCGCCGGATTCGTTGACCTGACTGATGAGGGTGTCGATGGTGAGGAGTAGTTTATTGACCAGTTCCGGTCGCGTCACGTTCTTGGCAGCCCGCTGCTCTTTCCATCCCTCCGTGTTGGCCCACTTGGATATTGTTACCCTTGATACCTCAATCTGCTCGGCTATCTCTGCCTGTTCCTTACCCGCCATATAGAGGGTTCGGGCGAGGTTCTTCTTACGTTCTAATTCTGCTTTTGTCATATTCGAATGTTATTATAATGTGAATAGAAAACCACGGAGGAGCTTGATGCCCTGCGGGTTTGGTATTGCAAAATTGCGACTTTTTGGGCAATCTGCAAAAATAGTGTGCAGCGGCTTCACGGAAGTGTGCAAGCATTTCATACTTTTTTGGAGGTTATGCGAAAAGTTAGTAATATTGCATCCGAAAAAAACTTTTAAAGGTAAAAAGGTAAAAAGAGCATTCTTGCTTTTAAAGGTAAAAAGTAGAAAGGTAAAAAAGATATGAGCAAAGGTAAACGAGTAAGAATCAGTAATGAGAGCGTGAACTGCTACGGCACTCGAATCCTTACATCAGGTATCGACCTGGCGCAGTATCAGCGCAACCCCGTGCTGCTCTATATGCACGAGCGCGGCAAGGTGGTGGGCTTGGTGAAGGATATAAAGGTGGAAGGTCAGGACGTGACTGGCGAGCTGGTCTTTGACGAGGCCACGGACCTGTCGCGACAGCTGAAGAAGCAATGGGAGTTCGGCAGCGTGAAAATGGTGAGCGCGAACTTCCAGGTCTTGGAGATGAGCGACGACAAGCAGTTGCTCGTTGAGGGGCAGCAGCGTCCGACGGTGACGAAATCGAAACTCATCGAGGTGAGTGTGGTAGATATTGGTGGCAATGATGACGCCATCGTGCTCACTCATGAAGGCAAGACAATCTCACTTTCGGCAGGACAGAATGCCATCGACGGCGTTCTTCCCCTATTAGATAATGTAAGTAAAACCCCATTAAAAAACAAAGAAATGGAATTAAAAGATTTAGCGATCAAGTTGGGTCTGAAGGAGACCGCAACGGAAGCAGAAGTGAATGAGAAGCTCGCAAGTCTCAGTCTTGCGGCAGGTAAGGTGACCGCCTTGGAGAACCAGGTACAGACACTCCAGGCGCAGCAACAGGCCGTGGAGTTGGCCGCTGTCACACGTGCGGTGGAAACCGCCATCGCCGAGAAGCGACTCGCTGCAGGCATGAAGGACCACTTCGTGGAACTGGGCAAGAAGTTGGGTCTGGAGCAGTTGAACCTCACGCTGTCGGCCATGCAGCCCCAGGGAAAGATTACGGCTACCCTGCATCGAACCGACAATGGTAATATCGTGGCAGACCCACAAGACTACTCGAAGTACGAGAAGCTGAGTGCCGTGCCTGCCAACGTGATGATGGACTTGCATGATAACCACCACGATGAATTCGTGCGCCTCTACAAGGCAGAGTACGGATTTGAACCAGCCTAAAGGTAAAAAGGTAAAAGAGTAAAAAGGTAAAAAAATAAAAAGATATACGACAATGAAAAAGAAAACAATTATCAAGATCATGACGGCATTGCTCTTCAATGCCATTGTGGGTGGAATTATCGCAACGCTGTTGGGCTGCAGCGCCATTGGCGGTGCTATCGTGGCCAGTCTCATCGCCATCGCGGTGCCTGGCTTTATGCCTGAGGATGCAGCCTATGATGGTGTGCTGACAGAGGTGTGGACAGGTGAGCTGATCAAAGCTCTGCGCGAGCGACTTGATGCCTCTTGGCTTGTCGGCGTGTCAGACCAGAGTTCTGTTGTTAATAACGACGTAATCCACCTTGTGGATGTGGGTGCCGACCCGCAGGTGCTCATCAATAACACCACCTACCCACTGGATGTACAGGAGTTAGAGGACGGCGATAAGACCTTCTCACTCGATAAGTTCCAGACAAAACCTGTGGCGGTGACTGACGATGAGTTGTATGCTCTCTCCTACGACAAGATGGCACGCGTGAAGGAAAGCTGTGCCAACGCCCTGAACGATGCCAAGTATACCAAGGCAGCCCATGCGCTCTGTCCTACGAAGAACACAGACAAGACCCCTGTGCTCGTGACTACTGGCGCAGTGGATGCCGCCACCAAGCGCATCAAGCTCTGCGTTGACGACCTTGTGGCTCTGAAGCGCAAACTCGACGCATTAGGCGTGCCTGTGACTGACCGCCGTCTGGTGCTCTGTACGGACCACGTGAACGACCTCCTCGAAACCGACCAGGCATTCAAGGAGCAGTATAACATCAACCGCAACGATGGTACTGTAGGCCGCCTCTACGGCTTTGACATCTACGAGTATGGTGCCTGTCCTACTTACAGTACTGCAGGTGTGAAGAACGCAGTGGGTGCAACGCCTAAAGCAGGCGAGTTCCAGTGCTCGTTCGCATTCTACGTGCCCCGTGTGTTCAAGGCTACAGGTACTACGAAGATGTATTTCAACCCTGCGGAGAACGATCCTCTGTACCAGCGCAACTTAGTGTCTTATCGCCACTACTTCATCTGTATGCCAAAGAAGGAGGATGCCGGAGGTGTGATCTACAGCGGCTATAAGGCTTCTTAATGAAGGCTTCAAATCTTCATCATATACTTAACATTAAATTCAAACGGTTAGAAAGGCGATGACAGACATGATTATGAACATCCTGCAGTGGGCTATCCCGAGCGGCGGCGTAGGTGCTGCCATCGCCTGGATAGCCAATCGAAAAGTAAAGGAGGCCGAGCAGGCGAAGCGCATACACGACACCTTCAAGGAGATGTATGGCGACGTGAGCAAGGAACTCTTAGCAAAACAAAAAGAACTGAACGATGCAGCAGAAGACAATGCAAAGGCTATCGGGGAACTCAACCGCGAGAACGCCCGCACCCGTTATGCGCTCAACCGCCTCACAAGGGCTATCGAGGCTATACAGCTGTGTCCTCATCGTGCTTCTTGTCCTGTCAGCGGCGAGCTGCAGAACCAAGAAGACGGCGCAGACGCAGACGCAACAGACACAACAGGCAAGCAGCGTAAGCCAAGACAGCAGCGTAAGCCACGACACGGCGCTGACGATGAGCCAGACGAGGTCAAGCACGACGGCTGACAATCAGTGGGAACAGACATGGCTCGTCATGCCGATAGATGGCGGCGGTTATCGCATCGAGGGACGTGGACGGTCGAAGGGGCAGAATCATACAGAGGGCGAGGAGTCAGCTGGTAGCACTTCGGCGAGTTCTTCTTCTAAAACGAATAGAACGGCATCAGAAAGCCGTTATAACGGTGTGGAAAGCGTGGAAGAGAAGAAGCCTCCCGAACACGACTGGGCGATGTGGACGTATGCGGTTATCGGATTGATCCTAATAGTTTATTTATCAGTAATCATTAAAAAAAGAGAATAGAATATGGAACATATATTAGACGGAACCGACCTCATCCTGTCGGTGGGTGGCGGTGCGCTTGCCTTCAGCACCGGCTGTAAGATAACGACGCAGACGGAGACCGGCGAGCGAGTGACCAAGGAGGCTGCGAGCGGCAAGTGGAAGGAGAAGTACGTGAAGAGCTACTCGGAGAGTATCAGTGCGGACGGCGTGGTGTGCACAGACGGAACCACGGATGCTCCTACCTACGACCAGCTGAAGGATATGCAGATAAGCGGCACTCCTGTGGACGTGGCATACAACGTGCGCGAGGCAGGCAGCCGTTCGGGCAAGACAGCCGGTGGCTACAAAGGTAAGTTTATTATCACCTCGCTGGACCTCGACGCCCAGGCAGGCGACGACTCGAAGTACTCCATCCAGCTGGAGAACTGCGGTAAGGTGGAGAAACAGGCAACAGGTCTGCAGGCGACGGCTGTGGCGAGCCAGTCGGATAGTGGTGTAAAATCTGTGAAGTAACGTGTTGGTTATGAATAAGGAAATGTATATCACTATCGGCGGCGTGGAGTTGCCCTGCCGCCTGACGATGGGCGCCATGCTGCTGTATAAGCGCAACATGCAGAAGGACGTGAGCCAGATGAGCGGTGGCGACATCGAGGAGCTTCTGATGTTTATGTGGTGCTGCGTGAAGTGTGCTTGCAAGGCCGACGGAGTAGATTTCGAGACGGACTTTGAGACGTTCTGCTGCCAGATTACTCCCGACGACCTGAACGCCTGGAACGAGGCGATGGCACAGACGGGTGAAGATAAAAAAAAATAGCCGGCGAAGCTTCGTCGGCTGATGGCTGCGAATATGAGCCCACGGATGTGGAGCATCTGCAGGGCGTAGCGATGGGGTGTATGGGTATGAGCAAGGATGACTTCTGCCGATGCACCCCTTCTGAGTTTTATGCGGCGTATGACGCATGGTGGCAGCGAGAGACGGAGCTGGAACGTGGCAGGTGGGAGCGCATGAGGATGCAGTGTCTGTGCTCTCTGCAGCCCTACTCGAAGAAGCAGCTGAGGGCGCAGGACTTCATGAAGTTCCCATGGGAAAGTGAAGAGCAGAAGGCAACATCTTGCCGGAGCCGGCAAAATGATCAGAGCCGTGAGGAAATCATGGAGCGGTACAGGGAGGCGAAGAAAAAGGCAGGGGTAAAATGAAATTATATATTATCATCCTGGCAGAGCATAATCACCCACAACATGGTGCTTATAAACATAGTGATACCACACAGAATCAATAAATCGGAAGCCCAGCCTGGCGCTTTTGCCCCCATAACCCAGTCGCAGAGAACCAGTCCTATAATGAAGCTTGCGACGGCAATCCAGCCGCAGACGGTTCTGTCTTTCATCGGTGTAACTTTATATTCTGCCATAATGATGTTTAAATAATAACACGCTGCAAATATAGTAAAAAGAATCGAATAATCAAAATTATAAAGCAAAAAGTATGGCCAACGAGGTAAGATTTAACATTCGGCTCAATATTGACGGCAAGGAAAAGGTTGTGACGGCTACTACGGCGGTGGATAATCTGCGCCGTGTGGTAGACAACGCAAAGGGAGCTGCCGGTGCGCTGCAAGAGCAGCTCATCAATACCAATCAGATAGTGGAGAAATGGAACAATGTCTCCAATGCTATCGGACAACTCTCGTCTGTACTAAATGATATTACCGCTGAAAGCCGCAGCTTCGGTGGTGCCATGGCGGCTGCCAACACCATGGCAGGAAAGAGCGGTGAGGACTTCGTCAAGTTGAAAGACCAGGTGGCCGAACTCTCCCACGAGGTTCCTGTTGCCCGAGACAAGTTGGCAAATGGTCTTTATCAGGTTATTTCCAACGGTGTGCCAGAGAATAACTGGATAACGTTCCTTAACAAGTCGGCCCGTGCCTCTGTGGCTGGTATTGCAGACCTTGAGGAAACGGTGAAGGTTACCTCCACTATCATCAAGAACTATGGATTAGACTGGGAGGCTGCAGGCTCCATTCAGGACAAGATACAGCTCACGGCCAAGAATGGTGTTACGAGCTTTGAGCAGTTGGCGCAAGCCTTGCCACGTGTCACCTCTCAGGCTGCCACCCTTGGCGTGAGCGTGGATGAGCTGATGGCGACCTTCAGCACACTGACGGGCGTGAGCGGTGATACTGCCGAGGTGAGCACGCAGTTGGCGGCTATATTCACCGCTCTTATCAAGCCATCGAGCGAGGCTGCAGAGATGGCGCAACAGATGGGCATCCAGTTTGACGCGGCTGCCATCAAGGCTGCAGGCGGCATGGAGCAGTTCCTTCAGCAACTCGGAAAGAGTGTGCGGGAGTACTCGAAATCGAGTGGAGTTCTGGAGCAGGAGGTGTACGGCAAACTTTTCGGAAGCGCAGAGAGTCTGCGCGCCCTCACGCCGCTGATGGGTAACCTGTCGGATAAATTCAGCGAAAACGTGAGCAGCATGAAGGACAGCGCAGGAACTATTGATAATGCATTTGATACCGTGGCACACACGGGAAGTTCAACCTTACAGATGCTCAATAATAAGTTGGGAGAATGTTCTGACACGCTGCAGAAGTCTATCGGCAACGTGCTGCCTTATATCAGTATATCCGCACAGATGGCTATGTTCGCAGCTTCTGTAGTGTCATTATCGAAGACGTTTAATATCTTGGCAGTGTCAGCCAAGTTGGCGAGAACAGTGATAGCGATGTTTTCCCCTATTGTAGAAGTATGTTCAGCCACCATGCGAGGGGCAGCTGTGAGTGCTGAGACTTTAAGACACGCAATTCGTAGTTTGATGATATCTACAGCTGTAGGTATCGCTATTGTGGTTCTTACTGAAATTATCGATCATCTCATAAATAAAAATACTCAGGCTGCGGATAGTGCAAAAAATATGGCGAGCGAAGAAGCCAAAGCTGCCGATGCTGTACAGAGTGCCTACGACAGCACACTAAAGAGTACTTATGCCAATCTGATTATGAAATACGAACAGCTGAAAGATGGCTGGAAGAACCTACGCAGTGAGCATGAAAAAACCGCATGGATAAAAAACAATCAGTCGGCCTTTGCCGAGCTGAAGATCAAGGTGAACGGAGTGGCTGATGCTGAAAACATATTTCGGAAGAATACAGGTGCTGTGGTGGAAGCCTTTACCCGAAGAGCGCAGGCTGCCGCCTATGCTGCCAAGTTGACCCAACTGTATCAGAAGCAGATTGGCCTTGTAGAGCAGAAGAATAAGGTTGTACAGAATATAGCTAATGATGCCAAAAAAGGCGGAAGACATGCTAAGGAAGGGGATGTTGTGCCTGAAAGCTGGCGAAGCGAAAGATACGGAAAAGTTGGTAATGACGGGCAGTGGCGGTTCACCAAGGTGGGTGCAGAGCGGTATAATGGCACCAACGTTTCTGGCGACAAACAAGTGGCCAAGATTGATAATTCCATTAATAATCTATCTAAGCAGATAGAAGACACAAAGAAGCAAATGGCTTCAGCTGCCAATAGCAACGGGTGGATAGATACGGGCAAAATAACTTCCGGCACAGGTGGTACAGGCGGCAGAGCCGGAAGTGGCGGAACTACCAACCATACCCCGTCCGTGACCGACGAGAAAGACGACCCGCTGAAGGGAAGTATCGACTGGTACACGAAAGCCATTGCCGAGAAAAAGAGACAGCTCAGCGCCACTGCCAACGAGGCAACCGCCAAGTCGCTCAACAATGAGATGGAGGCGCTGCAGCGCGACCTCTACTTCCTGAAGGTACGCATAGGCGTGGAGGTTCCGCCACCCATAGAGGTGAAGAAAACCATCAAACCCATGGCAGAGCAGCTGCAGGAGTCGTTCGACGACATGCAGAAGTATCTGAAGGAGCACCCTCTGCAGGTGCAGGCCGACCCCAAACGCCTGGAGAAGCTGACGCAGAAGATGGAAGACTTCGAAAAGATTAAAGGTCTGGGCAATGTAGATCTGGGCAACTTTGAGGGCGTAAGGAAGGCGATGACAGACATACAAGGCATAGTCGACCCTACCGCTAAGGGCTTCGCTGCAGCCGGTACGGCCTGCCAGGCTCTGGGTGGCGCCATGCAGCAGTTGGGTGGCGACTCGGCAGCAGCCAAGGCAGGCTTGGTGATGGCAGCCATCGGACAATTAGCGCTGTCGTTGGCCACAGCGATGACCGATGCTGCTAAGCAGAGCTGGATAACATGGTTAGCCTTCGGAATATCGGGTACAGCGCAACTCGTGAGTATGGTGGCGACGATCAGCCAGTTTGCCACAGGTGGTATCGTGGGCGGCAACAGCAAGAGCGGCGACCGAGTACTGGCACGTGTGAACTCTGGCGAGATGATACTGAACGCCGCTCAGCAGGCACAACTCTTCGCCATCGCCAACGGAAGGATGCAGCCCACGGTGAACACGGACGTCCTGACGGGACTGATGGCAGGAGGCGCAGGAGGCGTGAAGGCCGGCAGCGTGGTGGGCAAGATAAGGGGCAGGGACATCGTACTGGTGACAGCTAACGAGACCCGCTCTAATCGCAGACGCTCGAACATTAAGATCTGATTGAAAGGTAAAAAGGTAAAAAGGTAAAAAAAAGCAGATATGTATATACATGGAAGTTACTACAACGAGAGAGACGTGGAGGTGAAGGTGGAGATACTGACCCACGGGGACCGCACGAAGGAGGTGGAGATAGGTGGCGAGGAAAGCGACATTAGCTGGAGCGAGGACCCTGTGGAGACGAGCACACAGGTGAACGACAGCTTCGACGTGCTGCTGATGAGTCAGGCGAGCGTGAGGCTGCTGTGCCGCAACTATGTGGCAGACTTCTTCTGCTCGTCGTGCCGTGACGCGGTGGTGAACATCTACGAGGGTGGACGCTGTGTATTCGCAGGCTACCTGGAGCCTCAGGCATTCTCGCAAGGCTACAATGAGGTGTGGGACGAGGTGGAGCTGACGTGTGTGGACGCACTGGGTGCACTACAATACAGCACCTATCGGAACGTGGGCACCGCAGGCTCGTCGTATGAGAGCGTGAAGCTGCAGGCCAGCCAGCGCAGCTTCCATGACATCGTGAGCGAGATACTGACGGGGGTGACGGAGAACCTGGATATATCGGGCGGCAGAAAGACGGCCGTGCTGTACGACGGGTCGAAGGCTATCGACGCTACCAACGCCCGCCACTACTCCATCCTGAACGACCTAAGCATCAGCGAACTGCTCTTTCTTGGCGACGAGGAGGACGACGTGTGGACACAGGAGGATGTGCTGAGCGAGGTGCTGCGCTATCTCAACCTGCATATCGTGCAGGACGGCTGGAGGATGTATATCTTCAGCTGGGAGACGATAAGGGCTGGTGAGGCTACGATATGGCACAACATAGATGGTGGCCTGAAAAATATACGGACCATGCCGAAGAAGGTGACGGTGGAGACGGCCATCGTGGCAGACTGCGACACACAGATAAGCATCGGCGAGACCTACAACCAGCTGCTGCTGACGGCGAGCGTGACGAAGACAGAGGAACTGGTGGACGACCCGCTGGACAGCGACTCCTTGGAGAACGTGTACGGCAAGCGCCAGCTGCTGCTGACGGAGTATAGTGCCGATGGCGAGGGATGGGCTGCGTATGACGGCATCGAGGAGATGGTGATGAACGAGGGTAAGACGACCTACGACGGTGCAAAGGTGACCGACTGGTTCGCGCTGGTAAAGAATCATCCCCGGTGGACCTTCTATGCGCCCGACGGCAGGAACATGCTGGAGCTGACAAGCGGAACAGACCAGACGCAGCTGATAGACATGCTGGGCAAGATGATGTGTGCGGCGCTGATAGTGAGCACGGGTAAGGTGCAGAAGAGAGGCGACGGCTCGGACAACTCGCCCACGGCAAGCATCAGCATGACCGACTACATGGTGATAACGACCAACGGCAACGGCAAGGACACGGAGGGTGAGTACCGGCCGTCGGCAGACGACATCAAGAACGCCATACCCTGCGCAGAATATACGGGCAACGTGGCGGGCGGTGTGCTGTCGCCAGCCGACCCGATGGTGACCAACTATATAGTGATATCGGGCAAGATGGTACTGAACCCGCTGATGAAGATGACGGACTACTGTACGACACTCTACAACAGATTCCTGTACGAGCAGGAACATCCGCAGATGTTTCCCTATTATTGGCACAAGACGGTGCCGAGCCGCAACAACAGCGACGGCAGATACTACACCCGTAAGCACTGGCACGAGGAGGCGGCAGCGATAACGGGCAGCGCCTGGAACAAGGGACCCGACATAGAGGGAAACCCAGGCTTCATACCCTACACGGCAGAAGGTCCGCAGGAGTATGAGTATCAGTACAGTGCGTATGGCGACCGCACAGACAAGTTGTCGAAGGTGCCCATCCTGGCGTGTATGCTCATCGTGGGCGACAAATGCGTGGTGGAGAAGGCTCCGGGCGAGAAGCTCGGCACGGACACAGCGGGTACTGGCAACGGCGAGAAGCAGGACTACGTGTGGCAGAAGTACAAGACCAAGGCCGAGTGCGGCAGTGATGATGAATACTATGCGCAGAGCTTCACCATCGGTGTAGACCCGAAGATAGGCGACAAGATGGTGGGTACGGTGTTCGATGTGCAGAACAACGTGTGGTATTACGACGGCATAGACGCAGAAGGCACTGCCATCCCTGTGAGGTATGAGGACAAGGTGAGCGGACAGGTGAAGTTTATCATCCTCGGTCCTGTGAACATTACATGGGAAGAGATCGTGAGGCGGCACCCCTCGTTCTGGCGGCACACGAAATGGTCGACCCGCAGCGTGCCGCTCCTGGCGCACACCTCGTCGATCATGGTGGAGAAGTTCGAGGTGAAGGTGGTGAGCGACAACGGAAAGGCTGAGGTGCCAGCTGGCGACAGCGACATCGTGTATATGAGCGACACGCAGGAGGCCTTCGTCAACAAGAAGGATGACCTGGAGTTCAAGATCACGACCGCGCTGACAGCCGCGGACTGCAAGAAGCTGGGCGTGGGCAACAGTGTATTCCTCTCTTCTCCGCTATGTACGGCTACTTCGACACCGCTGCTCTCGATATACAACAGGCGGACACAGGAACAGGCGAAGCCAGAACAGCACTACGTGAACGACTACTGGGAGGAATGGCACGAGCCGAAGGTGCTGATGGAACAGAACTTTATGGACGAAGGCAGTACGGTGTCGCTTTTCAACCTCTACCGGCATCCTGCCATCGGCAAGACCTTCGCCGTACAGGGTATCAGCCGTAATCTGACAGAAGGCACCGCACAGGTGACAATGAAGGAGACCGATTGAAAGGTAAAAAGGTAAAAAAGTAAAAAGGTAAAAAGGGCCTTATTGCTTTTAAAGGTAAAAAAGTAAAAAGAGGCTTATTGCTTTAGAAAAAGTTTAGAACAACATTCAAATCGTGTTAGAATATGATTAAAACGAAGATATACACCAAGCCCAAGAACACGGGCGCGTCGGGCGGCAGCACAACCAGGGTGACCCGCCTGCAAGGTATTGCGACAGAAGCCGAATATGCCAGCAAGGCGGGGCGCGCGTCTGAGGCAGACAAGGCTAAGGAGGCAGGCAGCGCACAGTATGCAGAGCAGGCTGGACATGCCGGCACTGCAGGTTATGCCACGAAGGCTGGAGAGGTGGACCTCTCGGCAGAGGCGCTCGATCACTTCGCACGCAAGGATCAGGACGAGACCTTTAAGGGAAAGGTAGGTTTCGAGCAAGACGTGAACTTCAAGGCAGCAGCCCTCTTTGCCGACGTGGTGACAATGCTGAAGGAACTGAAGGCACAGGGCGGCATCGAGACCGGCTTTGTGCGTTCAGCTAACTACGAGGAGGATACGCAGCAGGGCTTCGGGCTGTCGCGCACGAAGAACGGCGGCTATCGCCTGTCGCTGAGCGAGCTGGAGGTGTGGAGCAAGGCGATATTCCACGAGCTCGAGATACGCAAGTTATCCTATGCAGGAGGAAATATATATCTTTCGGGCGCAGGCTCGAAAATTGTGCACGTGGAAGAGCAATACTCCGCATCGGGTGTTGTGACAGGCTGGAAGTGTTATCTCTTGGCAGATGATGGCAGTACGGCGACGCAAAACCTGTGGCGCGTGAAAGACCAGGCACGCTGTCAAAGCTTCAATATCCTCGAAGGGAAACACGAGGGTGTGAGCAATAAGAGCTACTGGCGACTGGTGACAGAGGTGAGCACTCAGCCTGTGACCATCACGGCTGCAGATGGTACGGCGCTGTATGGTGGTAGACTGTTTGACTGGGTGACATTGTCGGCTACTGACTGCATGACGGGCAGCGATACGCCTGCAGCTGGCGACACTATCGTGCTCGATGGTGCCAGTGAGGATGCAACACGTCAAGGAGTATTGATGCTTGAGAGTACTGGCAATGGTACACCTCGCATAGTGGGTCTGCGAGGCGTTAGCTCATATTCGCATGAGGGCAAGGAGGTATTCGTGCTCTCGCCTGACGGCTCACGGTTTTATAATAAAACGTTTGAGTGGGTATCTTCGACTGGGGGTACTATGCACATGGTGAACTACAGAGGCGAGTGGCAGAAGGGCGTGAGCTACGGCCATTACGACCAGGTGAACCACAACAACGCACTGTGGACTTGCGTCAACCCCAACGGCTGCAACTCGGAGCCGAAAGACGGAACTTCGGACTGGCAGAAGGTGCTGTCGGGAGAAAAAGGAGAACAGGGGGCGCAGGGACCTAAAGGAGAAACAGGTGTCCAGGGACCTCAGGGCGAGAAGGGTGATGATGCTGTTGTCTATACCCTTGAGGCGTCCCCGAGCTATATCAGGCTTAGTTCTGATGGAAGTATCGACTACACGAATGGATATATCGATAAGGGCGATGAATATGGGAGCGACAAATATCTTGTAGTTAGAGGCTATAAGATGTTGAAAGGCGTGAGAGACAATCGCTTTTCAACGGAAGAAAGTCCAGTTACCTTACGACTCACCATTAACGACGGAAGTGCGTATAGCGAATATACTCCATCTGACCACGATTCTGTTTCCATCGACTTTGAACCTAAGTACGAGGATAGCTATTACAGTATGTTGCAAGAGATAAGTAATTCGGGGCTAAATTCGGTAAGAGTTGATATGTGCGAGGGAAGCGAATATAATCCAAACAAAATTCTCGCTACCTGTGACATACCTATCATTCGGAACGGTAAGGATGGACAGAAGGGTGACCAAGGCGAAAAGGGTGAACAGGGCATTAAAGGAGATAAAGGAGAAGATGGAGCAAAAGGAACAGACGGAGAGGATGCTATCTCTATCCATGTAGAAGATGCTCCGCTCGTTTTTGACACAGATGATAGTGGAATTGTACCTGTTAGCATATTAAAGGCTGCGAAGGTAAAGGTAATGAAGGGTAACCTGAATATCTCGAATAAATGCAGCAATATTAGCTCAAGGGATGATTTGTGCGTAAATTGCAAATGTGGTGCAACACAGAAGGATGGATATATCGAAGTATCTGTATCAGGCAGTAATGTTGCAAAGAACGACGTGGTTATTGGTGGTATAAATCAAGGACAGGTTTCTGCAACATCAGGCTATGCGGTCGCACAATTTATTTACGCTGGTGTTGTCTATTTTGTGCAAGTTCCATTCTCGGTGAACGTATCGAAGTATATGGGTAGTGTAAAGGCTACGGCAAAGCAGTATCAGTCGAAGTTTGAGGCATTGGAGAACGACCTGAAAGGAAGTAATCCTACCGTACTCAACGCCTACACATCTACTATCAAACAGACAGCAAAGGAGATTACTCTCAGTGTGACTCGGAACCAGCAGGGACGACACAACCTACTACGAGATACGGCGCTGACGAGACGAGGGGAAATAGCGTACTCGGACGGCCTCTTTCAGCCTACGATAACACAGGGCGTGAACGGCCATAATGCCATCCGCTTCTCGGTGACGGGTAACGGAAAGCCTCAGTACAAGGGACTTTTCTGGGGACAGGCCGTCAACGGCATCGCTGTGAAGAAGAATACAGACTACACTTTCTCGGCATGGATAAAGTGCGACACGAAGGACTTACAGGTTCATTCGGAGGTGTTCAAGATGGCTGCGCTGAATAGCGATAGAGGGGACAGAATTTCTGCCACCTCGGGTAACATGCAGTGGCTGACGAAGGAGAACGAGGTGAACCAGTGGAGGCAGGTGAACTACACTTTCAACTCGGGCGACGCAGAGTTTATCGAGATGAATATCTTTGTCTACAACGGCATAACCGTGGACGGAACCTTTGGTTATACTGCCTCGGGTAACGGATGGATATGTATGCCAATGCTGGAAGAAGGCGAGTACACAGGCTGGACTCTTGCGGAAACGGACTACGACTACCTTGGCGGCAATATGCTCGACGACGCGAGGACGCTTGTTGCAAGCGGACAGTTGAGCAATCTTCATACGGCCAATGAGGTGGCACAGGACACCTACGAGGGTGCGTATGCCGTAGTTCACGGAAAGGCAGACAGCAGTAACAATAATATATGTGACTTCCTGAGATTCAACGGAGAGAACGGAAGGATTCTTAACTTCGAGCTGAGGAAGAATTATGTATTCTCGTTTCTTGCAAAGGGAAGCGGAACTCTGAGAGCACACCTGTATAAGGACAGCGTTCACGTGAATATCTACGCAGAGAACAGCCAGGGAAAGGTGACGGAGAATGTGGCGGACGGAGCATCGAACTTCACTCTGACGAGCGAATGGAAACGATACTGGGTGCACTGGCGTATAGACCCTTATACGGGCGATGGCGACACGGTGCTGCCTCAATCTGTTCTGCTGCGAGCTCTCGCCGGCTGCGAGGTTTGGATAACCAAGCCGAAATTGGAGGAAGGTGCGCTGATGACGGAGTACACAGAGAAAAAGACCGACCTCGTTGATAAGGCGACGGCCAAGGCTGCGGGCTTAAATATCACGGCTGAAGGTGTGGAGCTGTATGGCGACAAGGTGAAGGTAAACAATAACGGCACTACCGCTGCAATGTTCCAGGGCGGAAAGCTCAATGCCGACTTGATAGATGCTGACACCATCAATGTTCACCATGTTTGGGCGAAAGATGGTAATAACCAAAATACGCTCGCTCACTTCGGCAACTACGATATAGACGAGGCGAAGGATGAAGACGGAAAGCAATATCCTCTCTGGGTAGGTTCGTCGACAGCCGCCGACTCTCCGTTCCGTGTCTCTAAGGATGGCTACATGTATGCCGACAAGGGTGCTTTCGGTGTGAGATATTACGAAGATGAGGACAGTGGTACACGAAAGAAGTTCGGACGGTTCGAGATAACGGGCGAAGGTCTGTCGAGTGGTGCTTTATTCAAGGAAGACAGCATGATGTTGACAGATACTCGTTTTCAGCTGATCAAGGCAGAGGGACGGAGTGCTATATTCATCGACACGGACCAGACCCTCGCTGTTCCTGGCCCTGGAACTTACCTCAGTGCGAAGATGAGGGTAGATGCCATCGATACAACTGACGGCTACCATAGCAACGTGTGCTACTTTGCGGAAGCGAAGAACGGCGTGCAGAACTATGCGCTGCGCGGTATTGGTGACGTATCGGTCAACGGTGGAGTATACGGATATAAGTACACGATGATAAATATGACTACCAAGGATGTATTCCTTGATAATACAGGTTTGTTTAGAGGAACTACTTGTAACGAAGTACAGAAAATAGATTCGCTTACCCTGATAGTCAGCTCGAAAAATTATCTTGCGCTTGCGCTGCCCACTCTCGGGACGATCAAGCAGATACTGTTCGGTTCGCAGTATGTCGATGACAAGTTCTGCGTAAGGCTTACAATCGTGATGGATATTGGCAGCGAGTCCATCGCCATGAGAGGAAGATGCACAACAAAAGACGGCGCAAATGTGGCGCGATGGAACACTAAAGGCCTCCCGCTTATTACACACTGGAACGGTGGCTATTGGGCTGATTTTGATATGGCGGCAGGAAACTCTTATGAATTTCTGTTGATGTATAACCCCGACAAGTCTTACACACTCGAAGGTTTTACACAGCCATATCTTGCGAGAATAATTAACAGACAGTACTAATTAAAACATATAGCTATATGAAGAAAATCGTTAAAGGTAATGACTTCACACTGATAAAACAAGACATTGAATGTTAAGACAAATTATTTAATACATAATTATGAGAAAAATTGAAAGAATTTTTGTGCACTGTACGGCAGGCTCGCAGAGTCAGTCTATAGATGATCTGAAGGCAGAGTTCCGCAGAAAAGGCTGGAAATCTCCCGGTTATCATTATGTAATCTCCCCTGACGGAGGTTTTCATCAACTCCTACCTATCGAGCAGGTGAGCAACGGAGTGCAGGGTTATAACAGCACCGCTGTTAATGTTGCCTATATCGGGGGCGTCGATTCTCACGGGAATCCTGTCGATAACCGTACAGTAGAGCAGAAGGAGGTACTTGTTGATTGCCTGAGTAAATTACACAAAATATTTCCTTCCGCTCAGATTCTTGGCCACCGCGACATCTGGGGACCGGATAAAAACAAGTGGAAAAAGATGTGTCCCTGCTTCGATGCTGCTGCGGAGTATAAGAACCTGTAGTTTTATTCCTCCTCGTTAATATAATAATCCCCTCCTAACATCATTATAACATTATTATAACTACGTTAGGAGGGGACTCTTAAAAGTATACGCTTCGTTTTGCGAATTGAACATTTCGTTTTACAAAACGCTAACATTTCGTTTTGCGGATTATACATCATCCTCACCACAGGACAGGCTTGGGCTCAAACGGCAACAACGCAGAAGGTTTTTACCTCGATTAAAGAATTGCGCGATGGTGCTCAGACTATTTCTGATAAGACATTGAATGATGTTGTTATCCAGTTTAATGAGGCAACCGTAGTGGCTGTGATGAAAAATGGAGACGAAAAGATCAAACCAACAAAATTCGTCAATTCATTTTTTGTTGTCGATAATAGCAATTATGGTCTATGGATTTCGCCTAATGATGAAAAAGGTAAGAATTTGTTCCCTGAATGGAATTTGGCAATTGGTAGCAAGATAACGGGTTCTATCATAGGAGACTATAATGAGGGCGAGAAAGGTATGCCGTATCTCGGTTCTTTGTTAAATTCAGTTGCAATTGCCGGAACATCTTATCAAACGACTCTTACCATAAATCGTGATGGTGAGGCAAGTGGAACAAAGAAGGCTGTTTATCCTTGTACAAAAGTCGATGATGTGAATACTATTGCTAAAAACAATGATGCTGATGGAAATACGGTTAATGCTTCGTATGGTCCCTATCTGAATACGATTATCCAGGTTCCAGGAACCATCAAGAAGGGAACTCAAGGTGAATACTATTTGGTACAGGATGAAAATACTGGTACGGGCACTGATTATAAAGATAAACGTATTTACTTTAGCTGCTCGCAGTTGCCCAACATTAACATCGATGACTATGTAGGCACCAGCGGAACCTTCGAGGGCATTTTGATTAAGCGAAACGACAGCGAGTCAAAACTCATTGTACTGAAAGGCGATTTCTTTAAGGTAAACAAAATTTATCTTGATGAGAATGATGCTGAGGGGCGTGTAGAATACTTGGTACAACAGGGCGCTCTTCAAGATAAGGTGGATGTCTATGTGCATCGTACAAAACTGGTTAACAATGCTGGTGCATGGAATACGATCTGTCTGCCTTTCGATTTGACTAAAGAAGATTTTAAGACAGCTTTCGGCTGCGAGCTTACTGCTCTTGCCAAACCTGCAACAAGTGATGAGACTGTTCTTCAATGGGCTGGACAGGTGAATAACGGTGTGCTTGCCTTTACCAAACTGCCAGATACTGAGCTTGCTATTAAGGCTGGTGTGCCTTATCTGATGCAGGCATCAGGCACACAGACATATTGTTTGACGACCATTCAAGGTGCAGAGAACATGGAGCCAGAAACTCTTATTGGGAAAGAGTCAACTTATTATGCCCATATTGGAGAAAAACTCATTTCCGTGGTGCCTCCTTATGAGGTTAAGGCTTCGTATAGTGACAATATCGTGAATGGCGATTTTTATTTCCGTGGATTGTATGGTCGCAAGAAATATATAGATGGTAGCGCTACGACACCTATTTCCGATAATGGCAGCCAGAAGTATCAGTACATCAGCACAGCTGCTGGCAATTATCTGAAATATCTGCCTTCTGGTTCTACTCTTCAGTTCAACGGCATGCGTGCTTATTTCTATTTCCCCAACTGGAATGCGGCGAACAATAACGCAGCACAGGCTGCAAGCAATAACACCAACGCCAAGATTCATGTGGCAGTGATGGCAGCTTCGACAACAGGCATCAGCAACATTCCGGCAGAGGAAGCCTCTAAGCAAGCCGAGGTTTACAATCTGAGCGGACAGCGTGTGGATGCTTCTTACAAGGGCATCATGGTGCGCAACGGCAGAAAATATCTCCGTAAGTAAGAGTGTGCCGAGAATGCACATGAAGGGAAAATGATGTGAAAATAATAGTAAAAGGAGAAAAGAAAATGAAAAAGATATACGACAAGCCAACTATGATATTGGTGAAGATGGAAACAGAACATTTCATAGCCGCATCGCCTGGCGTTTATGACCAGAATCAAGTTCGTACAGACGGGAGTGGAAGTACTGGCACTCATGTGGGTGGAACTTCATCAGAAGGAGGAGGTGAAGACAACGGCAATGGCAGTGTTGCCGATATGGCAAAACCCTACAACCCCTGGACAGCATGGGATGAATAGGAGAGGGACCCCTAAAACGAAGCCGGCTTCTATGGCAATCGAAAGTACTTTAAATCAACAACGAAAGTACTTGCGTTGCCACATGAAGCCGGCTTCGTTTTTTCTGCATGTTTTCTTTCATCAGACTTCATATGTTGGGGTATAATTGTTGCCTTAAAAATACTTATTTCTTTATACTATTCTCAAAGAAAATTGTTATATTTGCAGGCAAAAACATAAAATCTGAATAACTTATGGCATCTATTATTTCTATTGTACCCATTGTGTTGCTCTTCGTCTTGATGCTCGGCTTCAAGATGGCAGGACATAAGAGCGCCTTGTTGACACTCGTAGTAACTGTATTGCTGGCTCTTTTCGCCGCCTCTCCACTGGGGATGATAGCCCCGGAACATGCGGGGGACAGCATCCTCGCCCTGACGGGATGGGCTGTGGTGGAAGGTCTGCTGAAGGCGGTGTTCCCGATTCTCATCATCATCCTGATGGCTATCTATAGCTATAATATATTGGTGGAAAGCAAGCAGATTGAGGTTATCAAGAAACAATTCACTTCGATTACCGACGACAAGGGATTGCTCGTGCTGTTGCTCGTCTGGGGATTCGGCGGATTGCTCGAAGGCATGGCAGGCTTCGGAACGGCGGTGGCGATTCCTGCTGCCATCCTCATCGGACTGGGATTCAAACCCATGTTCTCGGCTCTGGTGTCCTTGGTCGGCAACACGGTGGCAACGGGATTTGGTGCCGTCGGTGTGCCTGTCACCACGCTCTGCAATGAGGTGGCGGATAGCGGCTCGGCATCGGTGGCGCAGATTTGCGAGACATCGGCGTTCGCCATCATACAGTTGTCTCCGCTCTTCATCATCCTGCCTTTCATCATCCTTACCCTTACCGACAGGCATAATCTCGTCAAGAACCTTGTCATATCCCTTTGGGTGGGAATGATTTCCGTGGCGGTGCAGTTCGTCTGCGGCTATTATCTCGGTTCGGAGACTCCTGCCATCATTGGCTCTATCGCCGCCATCGCTGCCATCATCGTTTATGCCAAGGTGTTTGCGAGAAAGAGCAAGGTGCAGAAACAGGAGACCTTCACTTTCTCCGAGAGCTTCAAGGCGTGGAGCGTTTACCTCTTTATATTGGTGTTTATCTTGGTGTCGGGTGCGCTCTGTCCTCCAGTCAACGCCTTCCTGAAGACGCATTTGGTGAGTGCTGTTCATCTGCCGGTGCTGGGCAGTACCTTTAAGTTCGGTTGGATTTCGAATGCAGGGTTGATGCTCTTCCTGGGTGCTACGATCGGTGGATTGGTACAGGGGTTGAGTTTCAAGCAACTGATGGTCATCTTGGCCCGAACCACGGTGAACTTGCGCAAGACGGTGGTTACCATCTGTTCGCTGATAGCCTTGGCGAGTGTGATGAACTATTCGGGTATGATAACTTCCATCGCCTCGGGCTTGGTGGCTGTGACGGGTGATTTCTATCCATTGGTAGCTCCGATGATTGGTGCCATCGGTACCTTCGTAACGGGTTCTGATACTTCATCCAATATTCTCTTCGCCAAGCTCCAGGCTCATGTTGCCAACCAGCTCGGCATGACGGGCACTGATACTTTCTTCGGGGTGGAGGGAAGTCAAAGCAACTGGCTTGTTGCCGCTAATACCACAGGTGCCACGGGTGGAAAGATGATCAGTCCGCAGAGCATCGCCATCGCCACTGCCTCATGCGACATGGAGGGTAAGGACGGCGAGATCCTCCGTTCCGCCATCCCATACGCCGTGTTGTATATCGTACTGGGTGGACTTATGGTTTACTTAGGATGCTGATTTCTTGCCCGTAAATGTTTTTTTTGAAAGAAAAGTGTCAAAGTATCATTCTTGACTTTGAAACTTTTCGTAATACATTGATAGATAGACATATATAATAAATGAGACTTTTCGGATTTTGTTCCGAAAAGTCTCATAAAAGTATCATGGAAGTCTCATTTTAGGCTGATTTATCTTTTCTTTACCAGATACTTCATTCCATCGGCGAAACGCTTGTGGTTCAGTTGCGTCATGTTAGCCAATTTTCGTCCGAATCCCATCAAGCTGTTTACTTTCAGCGACGAACCTATCTGCTTTTTCAGAAAGTCGAAAATCTCGGCGGCCGTCATGTACTCACCTTCCTTCTCGTCGTCGGCAGGTTCGAAGTAGAGACGGAAATACTGGTCTATCGGCTGAACCACCTCAAACTGGCAGTTGCTCTGCATGATGAGCTTCACCTGCTCGGCGTCGAAATAACACTTCTCGCCATTGCCCAACGCCACAAGCGCCTGGGCGAAAAGCTGCTGGTGGTTGGGGCGGACACTCACGTCGATGGGGCCCGTCAACTCGATGCCGATGAAACGGCGGTTGCCGGATGGGTCGGTGAGGATATCGTTCATGTTGCTCGTGGCGATGAAGGAGGCGAGGCGTGGAAACTCCATGACGTGACTTCCGTACGGCGGCTTGTATTTCAGCGTAGGTAACTGGATAAGATTCTTCAGAAAACCCTGTTGCACCTGTGGTGAAATCTGGTTGAACTCGTCAAGATTGATGAGCATGAACTGTGCCATCGCCTGGTACACCTGTCGCTTCTCCGAGAGAATCAGGTTGTCGCTGTAACCCCATTGCAGTTCGGGCGGCAAGAGGCGGCGGCAGAATGTGCTCTTGTTGAAGCCCTGTTTGGAGATGAGGAGCGGAGCCACCGAGTTGCCGTACTGGCGATGCGTGTATCCACGCCATTGGTCCACCATGCCGAGAAACCACGTGTAAAACCAGTCTGCCCAGTATGGATTGTTGGTGGGCACGGTGCGGGCCAAGGCACGGATGTGGTCCTTGCCGTCCCACTTGTTGTGGCACAGATAGAGATACTCTTCTATCGGATTGTAATTCTTGATGTAGTCCGACTCCAGAAAATTCCTCACGTCCTTGATGCTCACCCTTAGTCCAGCCAACTGTACTTCGAGCGTCATTCTTTTCATCACCCTCGGCTCCACGGGTCGGTATCCGTACCATCCTTTCTCCTTCGGCTGGTATTCCACGTATTTCATTACCGAGTTGTATCTGAAATTGTATTGGTTTCTCAACAGCAGCATCATGCTTGCTATGTCGTTTTTCTCGTCCTTGCAGTCCATGTCCTCGTTTCTTGCCTTTCCTTTCGCTTCGGGATCGGCTTGCTGGTCGGTGCCTTCCGTGCGGTAATGACAGTCTATCCTCATCGCCACCGCCTTGGTATTGTAATAAGGGTGGGCATCCAGCGTCATCATGAAACTGTTGTGTAGCGAAGGTTCGTTCGACATGGCAGAGGAAGCCTCGACGGAAGCAACCTGGGCGCCGATGGTGAGCGATGCCTTGACCACGGCTTGGTAGATGGGGTGGATCTGTTGGTAGGCGATGCGATAGAGCTGTTCCGCCTCAGGCTCGGAAGTAGGCAACTTGTCGTTCTGGTTGGTGAATTTTACCAGCACGATAACGCTCTTTCCGTCGGCACTTTCCAGTGCGGCAAAGGTGGAGGGCAGGATGGCGACCGAACGCTTCACGCCTTCCGTGCCGTCGGGGTCGGTGATGTTGTTGAACTTGAGGAGCAGGATGCCATTACAAACCTTCATCTTCAGGTTGCTGTTCTCGTCCTTCGCAAACTCGGCGGCAGGATAGATGTGCATCCATGTAGGCATGTCCTTGTAGAAACGATAGTCTTCGTCGATGTAGGCGGCGTAGTCTCTGAATCGGGTTACGCTTTGCTTACTGTCGTCCTTGGCGATGCGTTCCAGTAGTTTCTCCATCGTCTTTGTGCTGACGAGGAGTTGCTTCTTATTGTCGTTGTGTACGATTGTAATCTTCATGATGTTTTTTTTGAAAGCTTGTTGGAAAAAGAAAGTATAGTGCCCAAAAGTGGGCTTCCTGTCTGGGCACTTGTTGCCCACTGTGTTGGCAGTGTGTGCCCGAGGCTTGTTCAGTCGATGCCCACCGCTTGTTCAGTCGATGCCCGTCCGTCGGTCCGTAAGTGAACATGTGGTGGGCACGGAGAAACCATGGGTGGCAGGATTCTTCATTATATACTCGTGAAGTCGATTTCCTCGGCGAAGTATTCGAAATCCACATCCTTGTAACCGAAGCGAGCGAAGAGTTGCTTGATGTGTTCCTGCTGTTCGGGCACGAGTTTCTGTTGTCCCAGTTTATATCGGTAGTACTGTCCCTTGCTGCCGAGGTAGCTTCTCATTTCGGAGCGGAGCAGGGGAGCGTCCTTCAACTTCACCTCGGCAAAGAGCTTGTCGAATCCCCAGGCCATTTTCACGATACGCAGTGGGGCGAAGAACTCGCATTTTCCGTCTTTCAAGGCATTGGGGAAGATGGCATGGCCCCGCTTGGTGTCGTCGTTCTTGTAGAGCGAGGCGAGATAGTGGATACAGTTGTTTTTCATCGGACAAAGTTCGGTGAAGCAGTAGGTGATGATGCCTGGCACCTCGCCATACTCAAAAGCTTTTCTCAGCAGTTCTTTTTCGTCCATGTGTTATTGGGTATTAAGTTAATAATTGATTATCTTAATAACGTGGAAAATGGCAAAATGTTGCATCGAAAATGATATTTTTTCGCCAAAAATGCGACTTTTATGATACTTCTATGATACTTCTCATCATATTTTACGAAAAGTCTCATTACTGGCAACTGCTAATATATCAATTAGATATAACAATGCTGAACATCAAAAATGATACTTTGATACATTTTTATAAAAAATAAATTATACGTACGTGTGGGCACGAACCATAATTAATTAAGCCGTCCTCATCTACTGGTAATTGTTTTATGTTCCTTAGTCGTATACATCTAATTTCGACATCGGTTGTTGTTTTGATGCAATTTTCTTTATCTGGTCAATCTCATAGTCTGGCATAGGGAAATGTCTGCGCCATTGCTCATTGAACATTTTCTTGATACCACGGCTTACAGTATCAATCATGTTGAAATCTACCATAGCCCTACACAGACATTCATTGCGAAAATGCGTCTGAGGCTCTTCGTTCCTCAAAACATTCTCCAAAGTGCCAGGAATGA